GCTGATAGAGGCAAAGCAGATGTCCGACAAACGGGACTATGGAACTAAAAACACCATACTTGCAGACCTACTGAACAACTACCCAAAGCAATTTGAGGTAGACTCCGCATTGAACAGTAAGTACGTTGGACTTACCCATAAGCCTAGCGGATTTAAAATTCACGCACCTAGGAATTTAATACCATACGGAATTGAAAACAAAGCCAATCGTGTCAGTTAAAAAAGCATTTGAGGACCATCGTAAAGAGATGTACGAAGAGTGCAGGTCAATCATTGGAGGCACAATGGTTCTTAAATTAAATGAGGTGCTATATTTAAAAAAGCCTCTTGCAGTTAAACAGACAATAGTTGAATATATTTTAGAACATCATGATTACTGAACTGAACCAAGATGAGATCAACCTACTAATTGACTATGGTAAAAAATGGACCCAGACAGGATTGAGTACTGAGCCTGTCGACATGGACAAGGCTATACTTGCTATTGCAAAAGCGTACACTTTTGCAGGCTTGAATATGCCTAAGGTTTTTCTGGGGCCGTTCAATAACCCTCTAGACTGTGCAAAAGCTCAAGTGTTCATTAAGAACCTTGGCGAAGATGTGGATATAGAGAATGTTAAAGAATTAGATATTCCTCCAGATACAGTGTTCAAGTTAAAGGACATTGAGAAGGCGCTAGATGAGCAGATGCATGGGTTTAGTGATAGCTCATGGCTTTGCACATACGACTATGTCAAAGAGGTTTTTGGCGTAGGTGAGCTTGAGGTGTTTGAGGGGCTATTTGAGACTGCAAAAAATGTAGGCTGGTGGGCACCTTACGATAAGGTAGTATTTATTCAGGAGCGCCCATTAGAAGTGCATTTTAACGAGGCCGGAGAACTTCACAACGAAGGCGGTCCGGCTATTAAATGGAGAGGCGACAATGATTATATGGACATCTATATAATCAACGGAGAAGTACAGCCTCCTCCAGAGTAGGCCATGTCGGTGACTTCACCGAAATGGTATAAAAGGCTACCCTAACCGGTAGCCTTTTTTTAGCTATCAGGCTTTGCGGGTTTGTAGTACAATTAGGATATGGAAAAATCTAAAGTTGCCTCGAAAAAAAAACCCAAGGATCAACCAAGAAAAGATACTAGCCCAAAAGTATATCAGAGAGAAAAGATAGATTTTGATCTGCATGTCAGGGAGCTGCCTTGGACTGAGAAACAGAAAGCGCTTATAGAACTGGGAGGAAGTAAAGACTGCAGGATCATATTCCTAGCAGGCCCTGCGGGTAGCAGTAAAACACTTAGCGCTGTACGTATAGGGTTAGAACTTCTTAATCAAAAGAAAGTTAGCGATCTTGTATTTGTTAGGGCAGCTGTGGAAAGTGCAGACTCTAAACTAGGTTTTCTTCCTGGAGATATTGCAGGAAAATATGAGCCCTATATGGGGCCTTTTGAAGACAAGATTGAGGAGCTTCTGCCTGCTGGTGAAGTTAAGCGTCTCAAGGGTGAGGGAAGGTTTATCTATCAGCCTATTAACTTTGTGCGTGGAGCTAGCTGGACAGCAAGGTGTGTAATTATAGATGAGTGTCAGAACATGACTATCAACGAGATTCAAACTCTGCTTACACGTATTGGTAAGTTTACCAGAATGATTCTTTGTGCTGATAGCGCTCAAAGTGATCTGCCTAAAGCTAAGCAGGGAGGCTTTGATAAATGTCTACATATGTTTAATACAGAGCATGCAGAGAAGATGGGTATTTATAGTCTAGCTTTCACTAATGAAGACATCATGCGCAGTGAGCTGTGTAAATTTATTGTGCAAACCTTCGAGGATAATCATAACGTATTACATCCACAGCACTAGTATGAAAACACTTGGATATATTTTAATGGGTCTAGGTATTATAGCCTCCAGTGCTATAGGTGCACTTGTAGGGTTAATCATATTAGCTAGAGTATTTTTCTGATGAGAAGAGATCTGTGCATACTTGCGATATTTGCTTTTATTTGTCTGAGTGATATATTCCCAGGACAACATGAAGATGAGTCGTATATTATACGCAGAATATATTTGGATGTATTGGGTGTTGTACCTTTACCTCATGAGGTAGACTGGTATTGCGTATATAACGATAACGGCTATAACATGGCTGTAGAGTGGGTGCTTGCTAGACCTAGAGATAAGTGGACTCCAGGTTGGGATCATATGAGCATAGAAGACATTAGAAAAACTCTGATGTCTCATAATTATAAGCACTTTAAAAAGATGCCACTGAGTAGAGAGCAACTCAACAGGCAGTTGTGTTATATAGCCGGAGAAGAATACACAGGAGATTATTCTACGGTTATACAAGCTAGAGGCAAACTAATCAAATATGCTCTGGAAGCAACAGACAGTGATGTTGATGCTATTGACCATCTTGCCTACCAGCTGATGAGTAGGGTTACTACCGTGAGTGAAGCCAACTATCTTAAAGGTAAGCTAAAAGAATATAAGCTTAGCGCTAAAACAGAGCAGCTAGCATGGGAGTCTGTTCTAGATGAGCTGCTGGGGCTGGAAGATGTGAGGAACAGATAGCTAGCTGTTCATTATAGAGTTATTGGGTCCGCTCAGCTTGCTTCTTTTTTTCCGTTCTGTTTTTACCTTATTCAACTCTTTTGGAGTTAAGATATGTTCTAGAGAAGCGTCATCTATAGGCTTATCCAGATCCACGGAAACTTCTTTTACATCGCTTACAGGAGAACCACTCACAGGATCTGCCTGATACAATTGGACGCGCTCTGGTTCAGCGTCAGGAATAATACGCTGCTCTATTATTTCCGCAGGATCTAGTTCTACGGAAATAGCTATGTCAGAATCGTCAGTTACTTTTTTTTTAAGCTGGAGGCATTTTCGTCCTGCGCGTTAATCCCTTCGAATTCGACGGGTTTAAGGCTGGCAATGTATGCAGCTTCTTCCTGTTCTTTCTTCTCTCTTCTAGCTTCCAATAGCTTATTCCAAGCTAATACAAGAGTTACTGCGAGAGGATCAAACACAAAGATTAGAGCAAATATGAAATATCTCACTGCTTCATCTACAGTAGATCCTGTGGCAGCTGCGATAAACTTAAACGAGCCTACATCCGTTGTGGTGTTCATGCCTATCTTCAATTCAGATATATCCTTCTCAATTTCAATGATTCTTTCTCTGTCTTTAGTCAAAGATTCTTCTTTCTGTTTGATCTCAAGATTGGCTTCTTCGATAGCCTTGTATGCCTGCTCTCTAGGAGCTTTATAGTTGCCAGCATCTTTGACTCGCTGCTCCTGATCTTGTCTCAGCGTGGTGAGACTTTTGATTCGCTCGCTATGTTCAGCTACACCTGTTTCGATAGCTGTCTTTTCTGTGGTTAACGCTTCAATTTTATTTTCAAAAGTACCTACAGTAGCAGAATGCACCTGATAGGCTCCTGTGAGGAAGCCGAAGATACCCAGGCTAGTGACTCCCATAAGAGTGAGTACAGCAACACAAAGATATGTCTTCAGCAGGAAGCTGATATGCCTCCAATAGGTATGCAGGAAACTGGCTGCGACCAGCTTACCTATCTCAAGGCTGCTGGCCATAATCCCGATTGCCAGGCTGCTTCCAGAGAACAGAACAATAAGCCCCTTGATGCTGAAGAAGGCCGCGCACCCGGCCACAAACAAAGCACTAAAAGCGACAAGTATAATGAATAGCATATTACTATTATAATACTATTATTTTTTAGTGTATACACTAATTATACCCCCCCTGTGTAACCGGCTAGTCTTGTGGTATAGTAATTTGAATCAGAGCTCTATAGCTTTTGATTCAAAGTTTGCTGGAAAACATTTAACAAAAAAAACATGGCGAATATAAACGACGTCGGTTGGAGATACATAGATGAAGACCGGAGCTTGTTCTTGGAAGAAAACAGAGCGCATCGGATAATAGCCGAATCGCTTGAGCAGGGTATCAGAGATACCTGCACACATTTCATAGACCCGGAAACTTTGAAGTTAGACTTTGAAGAAAATTTCGTAGTATGGCGATACGCCTACTACATCTAACCTGTAATCTGCCGAAAGGCATTTATCCTAATTACCTTCGCAGCCTCCATGCGATGGTAAACCTAACCTGGAGGCATAGAGTATTTTAAAGTTATGTTCACAAAAGAAGAATACAGTATTGCAGAAGCAGCGCTATCACAAGACGAAGCCTTGATAATCCAACTAAAGCAAGCTGTTGGATGGGGTGGAATCGGCCAGTTGGCCGATATGGTGAGTAACTCCAGCTCAATATATTGGGACTGGGATTATTCCACCCTTAGGCCCACAAAAGACGGCGGCTACTCATACAGGTGCGGTTATGGGTCGGAGGTCAGAAGGACGAAGACCTCAATAACAATATCGTCCTGTAGCGGTCATGCTGTAGCAATAGAATTCTCCACTGCGGGGGAAGTTTTAAACCTAGACACTGGGACTGAAGAGTCGCAGTTGGCCTTCGGTGGCCACTTTTCTCCCGAAGAGAGAGTTAACATTGTTGCACAAAGGCTGGCGAAAGCCGGCCTTAAAATCAACAAAAAAGCCACATTTGCCTGCATCGAGAGATGCAGGCAAATGAATGCAATCAAGGGCTTCCTTAACAGAGGTCCCGAGAGACCTGCAACCAGGGTCAGAAAGGCCCTGGATCGGTGGCCAAGAGAAGTGGTGATGACAATGGCCGCAGAAATGTGGCCATTGTCATTCAGGCAGCAGGCAGCGTAAGCTGTCTGCTGTTAAAGAGCGCATCGGGCAGTACCTATTACTGTCGCTCTTTTTTAGCTATCAGACAAAAAGGAAAGCTGGCCTGGATTTCTCCAGACCAGCCGTCTCGTTCGCAACGACTAACTAATACTAAACAACTGCTTTGATATCTGGATTCATAATCTCCAGCTGTAGAATAGGAAAGCCCAACTCTGGGTTATAGTCAAGCTTGGCTCTCACGACATTCTTAATTTCTACCATTTTACCAAGACTTGTCGATACAAATACTTTGGTATCTTCGGTATTTTTTCCAGGAACAAATGTGACATTTCTCTGAGAGGCAGCCACGTTTTCTTCTTCACTCTTGGCTACCC